TCCAGTGCAATTCTGGTTAGCCCGGGCCGAAATGGTGCCATAGCTCAGTTGGTAGAGCGGCTGATTTGTAATCAGCAGGTCTGGGGTTCGAGGCCCCATGGCAGCTCCATGGAGGCTTGCCCTCTGAGAGTTCATTTTTCACTTCCTTTTGCCGGGCGGCTGACCACCCCCGGCACATACGACACCGTAGCTCAGTTGGTAGAGCCGTTGGGGGGTCGTCCCCATTGGGCCGCAGGTTCGAGTCCTGCCGGTGTCCCCAAAACTTTTCGAGAGAGGTGGTGACGTGCCAAATGAGAAGAACCTTATTTCGATCGGCGATCGAACAAGGGACGAACAACGGGCTATTACATCCGCAGGTGGGCGTGCATCCGGCGCGTCCCGTCGTCGAAAAAAGAGCTTAAAAGAAGCCGCCGACCTATATCTGTCTCTGCCGGTTGCCGACCGAAGAACCTGGAACCGAATTTCCCGAGCTGGTGTGGATCCGGAGGATATCGACAACCAGATGGCCATGATTATCGGGCTGACCATAGCCGCAACTAATGGAGATGCAAAAGCGGCGCGAGTCATTGTGGATCTACTCGGGGAGGACGGGAAGGACATCGGCGGGGAGGTGCAGATCATTGATGACATCCCGACTGACTGAAATCCTCTCCCCGGCGTTCTATGGCGTCCACAATGCCATCAAGTCCGGTGAGATCAATGAGCTGGTGTTGAAGGGCGGGCGCGGCTCCACCAAGTCGTCTGCGATCAGCGCGGAAATCATCCTGCTGATCCTGAAAAACCCGCTGATCCATGCGGCTGTGTTCCGCAAGGTCGGCAACACCCTGAGATCGTCCGTGTACGCGCAAATCTGCTGGGCAATCGCACAGCTTGGGCTTTCGAAGAAGTTTCGCTGTACGGTATCCCCAATGGAGTGCACCTACATCCCCACCGGGCAAAAGATCATGTTCTTTGGAATGGACGATCCTGGCAAGGTGAAATCCATCAAGGTGTCATTTGGATATATCGGCATCGCCTGGTTCGAAGAGTTGGATCAGTTCGACGGACCCGAGCAAATCCGAAACGTGGAACAGTCTACCCTTCGTGGCGGACCATTCTCTTTCACCTTCAAGAGCTTCAACCCGCCTGCAATGGCCCGCAACTGGGCTAACAGATACGTGTTGCAGCCAAAGCCCAAGCAGCTGATCCATCATTCCACATATCTGACCACGCCTGTGGAATGGCTGGGCCCGCGCTTCATTGAGGATGCCGAACACCTGAAAGCCACCAACGAAACCGGATACCGGCACGAGTATCTGGGAGAAATCGTTGGAAGTGGCACGGCTGTATTTGAGAATCTGAAAATCGAGGCGATCAGCGACAAGCAGATCAAGACCTTCGATTATAACTACTTCGGGCAGGACTGGGGCTGGTTCCCTGATCCTAACCAGTTTATCGGCTGCGCTTACGAAAGCGCGGCAAAAACCCTTTACATCTACGAGGAATTCAGAGGAAACAGGCAGAGCAACACCACCTGGGCAGAGAAGATCGCTCACCACAAGAACGATCTGATCCTTGCCGATCCGGGTTCCGGCGGCGACCGCAACGTGGCGGACTTCAAGAGCTGGGGCTTCCGAATGCGTGAAGCGCAGAAGGGCCCGGGCTCTGTGGAATATGGAATCAAGTGGCTGCAGTCTCTACAGGCCATCGTGATCGATCCGGTTCGATGCCCCGAGACGGCAAAGGAATTCTCTGAATATGAGTACGAGCGCGATCAGAAGACCAATGAGGTCTTGGATGGCTACCCGGATGCGGCGAACCATTCCATCGACGCCACGCGTTACGCACTGGAACCTGTTTGGAAGCGGAGAGGAAGATAATGAAGCGACTCAGACAATGGATCATCGATCAGTTCCTCCCCGCATGGGCGAAGGAGCAAGTCTACCAGGAGAATGAAGCCTTAAAAGCTGAAATTTCCCGGCTGAAAAGCACGATCCGGGAACAGAACGCATATATCGACGGAGTGGAGCGCGGCATCCGCGCCCAGCGCCGTATTATCATCAACACGGGGGTCAGATCATGAGTATTTTTACCGCTCTGACAACTGCATACAGTCTGGAAGATGCCTTCAAGGCGAAAGACTGCACATCTCAGGAGATGCGGGCGGCCATCGCTGAGTGGTTCCGGCTCTACTACGATCGGACCCCCACCAAGGACTCCGATCCTTGCCAGCGCATCGCCTACACCGTCGTAAACAAGCTGACCAAGACCTGTTTCGGTGAGTACAAGGCGACCAGCGAGGACGAATTCGCCCAAGGCGTACTGACTTCTTTGGACAAGCGCAAGCGCAGAGGTATGCAGATGCTGCTGGCAGGCGGCGAAGCATGGATCAAGCCGATCCCGACCGCAAGTGGCTTTTCTTTCAACATCGTCCGGCGCGACAATGCGCTGATCTTCGGCAGAGATGCTACAGGTGTTCCAAACGACATCGGGACTACTGAGCGGACGGCGCATGGGAAGAACTACTACACTCTGCTGGAGCGCCGCTTTCTGGACGCTACTGGCCGACTGACGATTCAAAATAAGCTGTATTGCGCAGAGACCTCCGCCCATTTGGGGCGACCTGTGCCGCTGCAGACGCTGCCGCAGTACGCCGGGCTTCCTGATGAGTACACATTCCCGACGCCGCTGGGCGGTCTGGGGCTGGTACATATGCGGGTGCCCATCGAGAACGTCGTGGATGGCTCGGATGATGGCGTATCCGTCTATGCCGCAGCTGTTGGACTTATACACAACATCGACCACAACGAGGCGCAAATCAACGGGGAGTTTGATCGTGGCGAAAGCCGAATCATTGCTTCTGCAGATCTGATGACCAGAGATAAGGACGGCAAGAGGCACTTCAAGGACAATATCTTTGTTGGCCTGGACGACGATCCGAAAGAGATCGGCGTGACCATCTTCTCCCCTGAGCTGCGTGTCATGTCCTTCCACGAGCGCAAGCGTGAGTATCTGCGCAACGTGGAAACTGTCATCGGCATCAAGCGCGGCCTGCTGTCTGAGGTTGAGGCCCAGGAACGCACCGCCAAAGAGGTCACCTCCAGCGAGGGCGATTATAACCTGACTATTATCGACCTGCAGGAAGTGTGGGCACAGGCCGTGAAGGACGCCGTAAAGCTGTGCGGCATCCTGGGTAAGCTGTACCGGGTTCCCGGTGCCCACGATGTGGCCGAGGACGCCGTGGGCATCGACTTTGGGGACGGCGTGCTTTACAACCGCGACAAAGTTGAGCAGGAGATGCTTGCTCAGGTGCAGAGCGGCCTGCTGGCCCCGGAGCGGTATCTTAGCTGGTATTATAACCTGCCCTGTGATACTCCGGAACAGCGGCAGAAAATCAGAGAAGAATATATGCCCACAGTCGAGCAACTGACGGAGGGCGGTGAGGAATAATGCTCACCCCTGAACAGATCGCCGCCTATCAGGAGCAGGTGCGGCAAATTACCGACCCCATTAACAACTTCCTGTTGGAGGACATCGCCCGCCGGATCGCTGAAGCTGGCCAGCTGACCAGCACGGCGGCCTACCAGATCTGGAGAAGTCAGCAACTGGGCGTGAGCCAGCGGCAGATGAAGAAAGAGCTGCGTAAGCTCCTGAAGGTTTCGCATCGGGAACTGCGAAAGCTGCTCACCCAATCCGCTGAGGTTGGATATGACTTCGATATCAAGCGCCTGCCCTATGTGCAGGCAGTACCCTTCCACCGGAATGAGGTTCTTCAGCAGATTGTGGAAGCCGCCATCCAGTTGGCCCAAGCCGACTTTACCAACCTGACCCAGACCTTGGGCATGGTGGATCCCCACGGGAAAGCCCTGCCCCTCCAAGATGCCTACCGCTTCTGCACCGACTACGCCTTTAAGCAGGTGATCACCGGCGCGGCCGATTACAATACGGCCATCCGCCGGGCAACGAAGAACCTGGCCGAGAAGGGTGTCCGAACCATCGATTACGAATCTGGTGTGCACACCTCTCTGGAAGCGGCTGTCCGGCGAAACATTATGGGCGGCCTGGGCCTGATGCAGGAGCAGATCACTCAGTACAACCACGACGCGCTCGGCTGTGACGGCTGGGAAATTTCCGCCCACGCAAATAGTGCCCCTGATCACGAACCCATCCAGGGAAAACAGTACAGCGACGCTGCGTATACAGCCCTGAATAACTCCCTTGTCCGCCGAATCAGTACCCTCAACTGTGGCCACAACGCCTTTCCCATCATCCTGGGGGTCAATGCGCCACAGTATACGCCGGAGCAGTTAGAGAAGTTCCGGGAGGATAATGCGAAGGGCGTCATCGTGGACGGAAAGCACTATACCGGGTATGAGGCAACCCAGATGCAGCGCAAGCTGGAACGGGCTCAGAGAACACAGAAACGCCGCATTCTGACCGCCGAGGCCGCCGGGGATAAGGATACCCTGCCGACTGCGCAAACCCGCCTACAGCGTCTGAGGCAAGAGTACAGCAGGTTTTCCAAGGCGGCAGGCCTACGGACGGAAGATGAGCGGACTCAAGTGGCCGGGTTTGGCAGGAAAGAAGCCGCGGCTGCGAAGGCCGCAGTTGAAAAATATGGCGAGGT